ACATATAACTTTAAATTTTGCAACTTCACCTACTGATTTAGCTCTTATATTTAAAAATATATATTCTATATCGAATAGAGGTGTTGTATCTGTATTAATACCATTAAAGGTACAAGATTTAATTATCTCTTTAATAGCGATTATCATTTCATTATTGTCTTTAGACTCTAATGCCATAAAAAGTATTTTTTCTTCTTTTACAAGAAAAGGTCTATACTTTATTTTTTTGTCTGTAGATGGTAATGTCAACTCATACGTTGGCACTTCAACTTTAGGTAACATAATTTACTCCTTTTATATTATAATAATTATACACCGAATGGAGGGAAATTTCCAAAAGGAGGAAACACTCTTCCGCCTGTAACTCCGCCAATAGGTATTCTTCTTTTTAATCCTTCTAGTACTTGTGTACCAGCTCTTCTTAATTCTGGTGGTAGTTTATTTATTAATGAACCAAAAGCACCATATTTACTCTTAACTGTAACATCATTAAAGTTTGCTTGACCCAATTGAATATTGCCTGATCGATCAAGGAAATAATTAATCCAATATCTAAATTCAAAAGTTACTGAAAAAGTTTGAACTTCATTACCTTCAGCTGCATAATCTACCGTACTAATAACTTTTGGATAACAATCAAATAGTTTTACAGCATATGTCATATCATCTCTTTCATTTTTGCTTTCAAAACTACCTAATTGAAATATATTAATATCTGATACATAATTATCATAAAAATTATAATTGTTTGAAACTTGGCTAAATGCTGATTGTTGCCATAATTCAAAATATGATCTTTCTCTCATAAATTTATCTGTATAAAATGATGCTGTAATAGGAGCTGATTTATAATCATAAGCAAATTTACGAGCAGGACCGTGGTGTTTAATTTCTTTCATTTGTACATCTCTATCAGGCATACTAATAGATTTACAAAATGCTTGAACTCTACGAGCATTGGCCATCTGAACAGCGTTTAATTCATTATTACTTCTAAATGAAGCAATTGATTCTTGACTAGCATTACTAATACCAACTTGACCTGTATCATCAATGCCTCTTAAATCTAATCCACCTGGTTTTGGTAAATAAAATTCTACGTAGTATCTAGCCTTACGAGCAAATCCTTCTGCTTCATTGACCATTGATTGATAGCGACCCATAGTACTTTCAGGATTGCCACCTGGTTTCTGTCTAAACCTTGGATCGTTTTCTACATCATCTAACGATCTATCTCTAGGAATACCTATTCTAATATCTTGACCAAATATTCTTGTGCCGCCTCTTAATATGGCCATTAGATAACTCTCCTTGCTGCAGCATAAACAGCAGCATCAGAACTCTTTTTAAATTGTTGTACTGGTAAGTACACAGCTAAAGCGGCCTGTGTTAAATCTATTTTAAGAAAACTTGATCTTACGTGTTTATACAAATATTTTTTAATTGTTGGTTTTACAAGTGGTATTGATTTAACACCTGAATAACTTACATTTAATCTTGTTGTGCTGTCCATTTTATTATTTGTGGCAAATCTTTGCATTTGATCTAGCAATCTAAATCTAAGTCCTGGTGGTAAATAATGAAAGTTTAATCCACTAAATCCTCCTGGTATTGCCTCTAAAGGTAATACAAGTGGAAATGTATCATAGTAAGGTAAAGTCTTTTTATACTTAGGGTCATAAAAAAATAGATTTAATAAACCTATATTTGGACGACTTGTAAGTTTACCTTGACTCATCAGTTTATTGGCCGTTAATCTATCTGCCATTGAAGCGACAGCTTTTTGATACCAACTTGCTGATTTTTGTGTACCACCTTGTTTATCTACGAGAGTGTCTAATATGCTTGCCATTTAATATATTTATGTTAGTTATAGACACCTATGTCTTTTTCAGTAAAGATTTTAAACTCTAAATCGTTACCCTCACAATACGTTTTGGCAGCTGTCCACTTGGCCTGATTTTTAAGATATTCTAATTGTTCACGTATAAAGTACCTGCTTTGTTTCTTAGGTGCTTTTGGTGGAAAACATTGTTTATATGGTTTAATCTCAACCATATATTTTTTGCCTGTTTTTAATTTAAAGATAAAATCTGGAAAGTATCTATGAATACGATAATCTATTGGTGAACGATAAACTATAGGCACTTCTTCACTTGCCCAAAATTCAATAGCATCATTTTTATCCAAATAAACCATCATACGTCTTTCCAATAGTGAACGATATACTATTCTATTTGGGTCACCAATGTATTTCTTAGGGTGGGTGGGTTTATATATTCCTTTATAACTTGCTCTCATATCACATATAAATATTACTATTAATCATATAAGGTATTTATCGTGTTAGGAAAGATAGCAAATATATTCTCACAAAATGTAGGCAATTTGACAAGTGGAGTTTTTAATAATCAGGCTACCAATGCCGCAGCTGCTAAAATATTAAACAAATCACCATTAGAAATTAGCAATTCTCCTACAAGTGCTTTAGCGAATAATCCTTATGATTATGGAACAGTTTATTATCCTTCAGAAATTGCTAACTTAGGCACTGGCCATTATATGATCTTTGATATAGTAATGCACCAAGATTCTAAATTTAAAAATAAAACATTTAGTAATAACTCATTAGTAAATAGATCAGGAACTGGTTATGACGGCATTAATGATGTTGGTCAGGTAGGTGAAAATTATTCAACAAGCAGCAAAAGAGTAGAGGATATTAAAAATAAAAATTTAGAAAAAAGATTAGTAAAAGTAGATACAGGTATACAAAAATTAAATAATACACATAATCACATTTCAGATTCAATTATTCTTTATACACCACCACAAGTTAAAACATCATATAAAGTAAATTACAAAAGTGCTGAAACAGGTTTTGCTGGGTTTTTAGGTCAATCAGAAGGAGCAGTTGATGCTTTAATAAGAACAGGCAAACTATTTGGTTATGCTACTGAAGCCGCTATAGTTGCAGGCTTGAGTGCCGTGCCTGGAGTAGGTGATATAAAAGCTGTTACAGAAAAATTTAGAGGAGCGGTACAAAATCCTAATTTTGAAATGGTATTTGAAAGTGTACCATTTAGAGATTTTAGTTATACTTATGAATTTGCTCCTAAAAATCAAAAAGAAGTTGATGCTGTACAAAAGATAATACAATTATTCAAATTTCATATGCAACCAGAACAGGCTCAAGGTACAACATTAAATATTATGGGTGGATCATCTAATTTTTTAATTGTGCCATCAGAATTTCAAATCACATATATGTATTTGGATAATATCAATTCATATATTCCTAGAATTAGTCGTTGTGTATTAACTAGTTTAGAAGTTGACCAATCTCCTGAAGGAGTATTTACAACATTCGGTGCTGATGAAAAAGGTGCATTTCCAACATTAACTAAAATGACAATGACATTTACTGAAACAGAAATTATGACTAAGAAAAGAATTACAGAAGGATTTTAATTATGGCATATTTTTCAGCATTTCCAAAAGGGTTATATGATCTAAAAAAAGATGGCAATTCAAAATTAGTTGTTGATTTAATGAGGAGAGTAAAAATTAAATCAAGTATAGTTAATGAAACAAGTTTATATGATTTGTATGATGTAAGAGAAGGAGAAACACCAGAAAGTTTAGCATTTAAAATTTATGGTGATTCAGAATTGCATTGGATTATTTTGTTAACAAACAATATTACAGATAGATATTATCAATGGCCTTTAAATTCAAACGATTACGAAAATTACTTAAAAGACAAATATACAAATACAGATGCCGTTCATCATTACGAAATTACACAATCAAGTGGATCAACTTCAGGATTTGGGCCTGATGATTATTCTCATATCATAGAAGTTAATAGTGATACTCCATTGGCAGTATCAGTATCTAATAGAGAATATGAAGATAGAATACAAGATAAAATAAGACAAATAAAAATATTAAATCCAGCATATGTTGGATTGTTCATAGATGAATTTAAAAATTTAATAGCAAGAAATTAATATGTATAGTTATTTAAGTGGTGATGTATTACAAAGAGCAGGTAACTTTTCTTTAAATTCAGTTAATTTAGTATCTTATCAAGGCGTTGATGGTACAAGTCAACCTTACAAATTATCCATTACAACATTAGTAACCGAAATAAACATTTACGAAAGTATTTTCAATAAAACTCTTTCAGGTAATATTTTAGTTACAGACGCTACAAACATTATTGCCACATTACCATTGACAGGATTAGAAAGAATAGAATTTAAATTAAACACGCCGGGAATTAATAGGTCTTTTGATTTCACAGAAGAAACTGGCCACCCAATGTTTATATACAAATTAGATAAGAGACAAGGTGTAACACCTAGAACACAGGTTTATGTATTGCATTTTTGTAGTAAAGAATTAATATTAAACGAACAAACAAAAGTATCAAGAGCCTATACAGGTTTACAATCCGATATGGTGGTTGATATGATTAGAAATTCAGATTACTTAGACTCTAAAAAGGATATTTACGTAGAAGAAACTTTAGGCAATCACAAATATGTTATGCCTAGAATTGATCCTTTTGGTGGTTCGGATATTCTAAGAAAACAATCCAGAAGTAAAAGATTTTATAATGCCGGATATCATTTATATGAAACATCATTAGGTTTTAATTATAGATCAATTGAAAGTATGTTGGCTATTACCGACAATATAGCAAGACCTTCGGTTGCTAAATTTTCACCAGGCCCATCTAACGTAAGGGAAGGTGGAAACTATGATGTATTAAAAGAAATGACCGTTGTATCTGATTACTCTATAAAGACTCAATTTGACACATTAAAGAATTTAAGAAATGGTGTATATTCTAGTAAACTATTAGCACACGATTTATTTAATAAAACTATTAAAGAATACAATTACGATTACCACACCGAATTTGCCAAGTCTCATCATACAGAACACGGCCCTAATGGTGAAAAATCAGATATGAAATTCTTAACGCCACTATCTAAAATATACAAAGACAAGTTTATTTCAGATACGCCAGAAAGCACTATTTACCTTTATACAAACACTTCTAATTTGCACTCATTAGAAGGACCGCCAATACAAGATTACATTCAAAAAAGATTATCACAACATTTAGGTTTTGAAACATATAACTTAGAGATGACAGTGCCAGGATTCACAGGCCTATCGGCAGGAGATGTCATTACCTTTATAGCACCACGTTATGCTTCATATGATACTAAAGACCCATTGGATAGAGATCCTTACGCTTCAGGTCGTTACCTAGTATCAACAGTAAGACACGTCATATCTCAAATTGCTAACAAGCACACAATGCATTTACAGTGTTTAAAAGACAGTGTTAATATTCCTTACGTTGCCGAAACAGTAGATACATTCACAGATAGAGAAAAATCCGATAATGGCGTAATAGATCAATATACCTTAGATGATAGATTATTAAATGGTCTAAACTCTGGTAATGAATTGTTTAAATAGTGAACTTATGAGAAACGCTCTGAGACCGCCGTTCCGACGACTATGTAAGGATAATACACCAATGGCCTATTTACCACAACGAAGAGGTGGCCGCACCATAAATATGTAGAAAAGGAAAAGACTATGAATATAAGTGAATATAAAATTACAGGTGTCAAAGATATATTGAAAGAACTTAAACAATGGCTCTTTGGTAAAAGATGTAAGTGTAAAAAATAAGAAGATATGAAAGGTGGCCACTATGTATAGTAGAGTAATTGAGCGATTAAAGGAACTTAGAGATAAAGTCAGCGTAGCGTATCTTTTAAACAGCCAATTTTGGTTATACGCCAGTATTGTCTTGTTTTTATGCTGGTATACATATATGGAAAGGCCGGCGTAGAGGCCATTTAAATGGTTAAAAATGACGTATGTTGTTGTGTTATTATCAGACGAGCTAACGAGAAAAATTTATGAATAACGAAAACTTTATGGGCCTTGGAGGCTTTCTCTGGTTCTCTGGCGTTGTTGAGGACAGGCAAGACCCTCTTA